GCTACTGGAAACAATCCAGTTATTTCTGCAACAGGTGGAGATACAAATGTTGGAATTACATTAACACCAAAAGGTGATCTTGGAAGAATTACAGCAAATGGTGAAACTAAAATATTTGGTGTGTTTGAAGCTGTAACAGTTTCTACAACTTATATAACTGCATTTACATATGATGTACTTACACAAGCTGTATATTTTCAAAATGTTAATTTAGGTTCTAATTTTACAGTTGATTTTAGAGGAAATGCTTCTACTACTTTAAACGCGGCTCTAGCAACGGGTGAGTCTGCAACAGTTGCATTAATCACGAAACAAGCTAACACAACATTTTACAATACATCTGTATTAACAGTTGATGGTACATCAACTGGAGTTACAGTGGTTTACCAAGGTGGATCAGCGCCAACAGCTGGAAATGCTTCATCTAATGATGTCTACACTTACACAGCAATCAAAACAGCGGCATCAACTTACACAATATTAGCAGCGCAAACTCAATTTAAATAAGGAGTAGAAAGAATGCCTATTAATTCAACACGCGGAGCTGGATCAGCAAAAGGATTTGGATTAACATCTGGTGGAGCAGCATCAGTTGAGTTTGATTATTTAGTAGTAGCTGGCGGCGGAGGAGGAATGGGCGGTTACCATGGAAATGGAGCAGGTGCTGGTGGGTATAGAACATCTTTTCCTGGAGGAACAAAATTAAAATTAGCAGCAAAAATTCATACTATAACAGTTGGTGGTGGAGGTGCTGGTGGAGCACCGAATTATGGTGCTGGAGGACAAGGTATAGATAGTACAGTTGATACTATAACTTCTGCTGGAGGAGCAAGAGCAGGTGTTCTTGCATCTGGAGCAGGTTCTTCTGGTGGATCTGGTTCGGGAGGATATTATGGTGTAGGAGGAGCTGGAAATACTCCACCAACATCACCTGCACAAGGAACACCTGGTTTTGGTCCTACTAGTGCAGTATCTACTGCCGGAGGTGGTGGAGGAGGTGCTTCTACTGGAGGTCCTGGAAATAGTATAAATGGTGGTGATGGTGCAACAAGTTCAATTTCTGGTTCATCAGTGACTTACGCTGGAGGAGGCGGAGGAGGAGGTTTTCCAAGTTCTGGAGGAACTGGCGGAACTGGAGGAGGTGGAAATGGAGGAGTATCGTCACCTGGAAGTGCCGCAACTGGACATGGAAGCGGTGGAGGTTCGGGGTCATTACCTGGAAATTCGGGTGCAGCTGGAAGCGGTGGTATTATTTATTTAAGAGCAAGCCCTACAGATAAATTTTCTGTTTCTCCAGGGACAAACACAGTTACGACTACACCAACTTATAAACTAGCAACTTTCACTGTTACTGGAAGTTTGACTGTAGGTACAGATTAATGGCTCATTTTGCTGAAATAGATTCTAATGGTATTGTTTTACGAGTATTAGTTGCTTGTAATCAAGATATCGCAAATAATGGAGGAGAACAATCCGAACAAGCTGCTGAAAATTTTGGAAAAATTGCAGGGTATTCAAGCAATGGAGTTAAGTGGGTTCAAACTTCATATAATAATAATTTTAGAAAACAATTTGCAGGGATTGGATACTATTATGATTCAATAAAAAATAAATTTATAAAACAACAACAACATCCTTCTTGGATTTTGAATGAAAATGATGACTGGCAGGCTCCTGTTGCTTTTCCAACTATTAGATTTACAAATAAAATTATAGGGGGAGAAGAAAACAATCCTCAAAATCCAATTGAATATCAACGTTATAGAATTAGGTGGGATGAAAGTATTATAAAATGGATTGGAAATGACGAAAATAATGATCTAGTTTCTTGGAATCCATTAACATTATCTTGGGAAAAACAATAACCCTTTACTAGTATAGATATTTTTGATATTTCTAAACATTAGAAATGAATTTAAATAATTATTATTGGTTTTTTACTAAAGAATTATCCTCAAAATTTTGTGATGATGTAATAAAGCACGCTAAAAATCAAAAAAAAGAATTAGGTTTAGTAGGTGATATTAGTAATAAAGTTAAAAATAAAAAATTAACAAATAAAGATAAAAAAGAAATAAAAAATATTAGAAATTCTAATGTTGTTTGGTTAAATGACCAGTGGATTTATAATGAAATTCATCCATTTATACATACCGCTAATAAAAATGCTGGTTGGAATTTTGAATGGAATAGATCAGAATCATGTCAATTTACTATATACAAAAAAAATCAATTTTATGATTGGCATTGTGATAGTTGGGAAGCTCCATATAATCAACCGGATAACTTAGATGTTCATGGTAAAATAAGAAAACTTTCTGTAACAATATCTTTATCTGATCCTGAAGATTATTCTGGTGGAAAACTTCAATTTGATTTTAGGAATAATAAATCTGGTAAACCTGTAATAAGAGATTGTGTTGAAATATTACCAAAGGGATCTATTTGTGTATTTCCAAGTTTTGTTTGGCATAGAGTAACTCCAGTTACTAAAGGAACAAGGTACTCTTTAGTTTTATGGAATATTGGGTATCCCTTTAAATGAAAAAAATTATTATTGTTGGTGGTGGATCAGCTGGGTGGATGACTGCTTCTACTTTAATAAAAGCTTTTCCAAAAAAAGAAGTAATTCTAATAGAATCTCCTAACATTCCAACAGTTGGAGTTGGAGAAAGCACTATAGGTGGTATAAAATTATGGACTAATTATCTTGGTATAAATGATAAAGATTTTATTTCTAAAACTGATGGAAGTTATAAATTAAGTATAAAATTTACAGATTTTTATAAAAAAGGAGAAAGTTTTCATTATCCATTTGGTAATCCATATTTAAGAGGTAATATTGGAGGATTAAATGATTGGTGGTTTAAAAAATTTATTTATAATAAAACTCCTTACAGTGACTATGTAGAGTGTCATTATCCTCAAATGGCATTAGTAAATCAAAACAAATGTTTTTATAATGAAAAAAATGAAATACCTTTTAATTTTAAAAAAGATACGGCATATCATTTTGATGCAACTAAATTTGGATTATGGTTAAAAGACAATTATGCAATACCAAAAGGAGTAAAACATATTAAAGAAGATATTGTTTCCGTTGAACAAGATGAAGATGGAATTAAATCTTTAAATAATAAATATAGTGCAGATTTGTATATAGACTGTACAGGATTTAAATCATTATTGCTTAGTAAAACTTTAAAAGAACCGTTTGAATCATATGCGGACATGCTTCCGAATAACTCAGCATGGGCAACAAGAATACCTTATATAGATAAAGAAAAAGAATTAGTTGGTTATACAAATTGTACCGCTATTGAAAATGGTTGGGTATGGAATATTCCACTGTGGAGTAGAATAGGAACTGGATATGTTTATTCAGATAAATTTGTATCCGATGAAGAAGCGTTAATTGAATTTAAAAAATATTTAATGAAAATAGAACTTTATAAATTAATACCCTTGGATCAATTAGAATTTAAAAATATTAAAATGAGAGTTGGAATTCATGATAGATTATGGGTTAAAAATGTATGTGCTATTGGATTATCAGCTGGATTTATAGAACCATTAGAGAGTAATGGTTTATTTTCTGTTCATGAGTTTTTAATGATTTTACTTAGAAATATACAAAGAGATGAAGTGTCACAATGGGATAAAGATAATTATACTTTTCAATGCAAAAGATTATTTAGAAATTTTGCAGAATTTGTAGCATTACATTATGCATTATCTCATAGAAAAGATACGCCTTATTGGAAAAATAATTTTAATAAAAATTGGGAAGATAAATTAATTAGCTTAAAACCAAGTTATATAGAGGGAATGCTATCAACAGCTAATCAAAGAGACATTAATTATCATTTTAATGAAAACGGTGGATTACATTGTATTGCTGCAGGTATGCATTGGTCACCTACTGACTTAGATACTATTATGCATAAAAATATGGTGGATAGAGAAACATTGAAAATAGAATGGCAAAATGCTATTGAAATGCTTGATATTAGAAAAGAAGAATGGAATAGAGTAGTTAAAAACAAACCATCTTTATTTAAATTCTTAAAAAAAGAAATATATAAATAATAACTTATTTTAAAATTATGAATAAATTTAAAATAAATAAATACATAGTAATAAAAAATGCTATTTCAATAGAATTAGCTAATTTTTGTTATGATTATTTTTTATTAAAAAGACAGGTTGCAAAAACTTTATTTAAAAATAAATACATATCACCTTTTATTTTATATTTTGGAATATGGAATGATGAACAAGTTCCTAATACATATTCACATTACGCTGATATAATAATGGAAACTTTATTATTAAAACTTCAACCACTTATGGAAAAAGAAACAGAATTAAAATTAAATCCAAACTATTCATA